CACTGCGCTGGGGCTCGCGCTCTAGGACCTAAATGGCGGACCCGTAGTAAAACTCCGGGTCAACGAGGAGGTTTATAAACCACCTCCGCCTATTAAGTCTGGCCCTCTTGATCAAGTCGTAACGCGAGTTACGACCGTTCTTGATCGCGAGGGAACTAGGTACTCCTCCCCGCAGGCGCTTCATCGCCCACTTCCGAACTTGTCGGCCGTGGGTGCGAGCGTCTGCTATATCTGTGTTGCTTGGGGGACAAGGACGATTGCTAAAGACCGCTGCCTGGCTAAACAGGGAGGTCTCATTCTGTAACCAGTCTGAGACCAACCTACTGCCAGGCGTCGGCTTTGTCGAAAACTCGACAAGGCAAAAATCTTTCTCCCTAAAGAGCACTGTCTCCGACCGCTCCCTTGAGGTCCTGGAGACCAGATCTGTCGACTCCACCCATGAGGGCGGGGCCAACGGGATCTGGTCATCCCCAGAACCATAGAGGAAGCGCCCCAAGGCGAGTCTCATCCACAAAGGTGCGAACACCTTTGCTAAAGAGCCCCGCCGAGGGGGAAGGCCAACGCCGCCAAGGGCGCGGGGCAACTCGGGGATGCAACCGCTTTCGCGGGAGCGCCCCCAAACTTCGGGCCGTAAGGCACGGAGAACCCTGCGCGCTTTGGTAGCGCGGCCAGTGTCGGGACAGAGGGACTCATAGGCCTCCCCCTCTAAATCGAGGGAGAGGCTAACGAGCCCCTTCACAGGTATCCCAGCTGCCCACCGTATGGTTGGACATGGGAATTCACCGAGAACCTTGAAGGTCATCTCGGTGAAATTCCCCACGTCAGGGCTGACGAAGAACTTGCCCTTGGACGGCTTCGCCCCGCAAAGGGTGAGGACGTTAAGGTAGTTCTTCAACAGCTGGCGTGGCCAAAACCCGATAAGGTCGTCACCGCCTATGGCGGTGCCGAGCTTGGCCGGGCGGCGGCAAAGTCCAGGATCCTGAGAGGCCGCGAAGTCAACCCAAAAGAGGTGCACGATGGACATTATGGGCCATGAAGGCCCTAGACCCATCAGCACGCCTCTTTTGGAAGTGACTTTCTGGCCCCAAGGATAGCAGAGGGTTTGTTCGCCCGTGAGGGCGAATAAAGCCTCTGCCCATATGTCAGGTAGGCCGTCCCATCCCGAAACCAGACCAGCGACGACAGCCTTCACCAAATCATGGGGGAGGCGGTCGGTCGCGACGGACAGATCTGTGGAGACAACGACCCAACCCGAACAAAAGGTTGGGAAGATCTCCTCAACGGCAAGCCGTCGCTCACCCGAAAGGAAGCGGCGGCAGCGACGCTCCTTACGGAGCGCGCGAAGCAGGGCCCGGTTAAGGGCCCCGCCTGCCATGTTAGCAAACCCCGGGGGGGCAGAAACGACACGTCGTTTCCACCCCCGCTCAGGGATTGTACAGATCCGGTTGACGAGCGGCTGTGAGGCGCTAAGCCAAGCAGTCGCCGTCATAAGGTTTCGGAAACCTGAGTTGTAGCGAGTCAGGTCCACATCCTCATCACTGAGGAAGGACCCTCCGTATTCCGGTTCGGGGACGATCGGGCAAGGCAGCCCGTGGCCTGCATGCAGGTCACGGACCCACCTATACCGATCAACCCGAGTCGACTCACGGCAACCACCGCGTCTTCGCGGGAAATCCACTGTAGCACTGCTCGAGACGGGGACCATAGGGTCCTCCCACCTCGAACAGTGCTTCTTGGCGAATTTCTTCGCGAACGCGCTGGCACAACGCAACAACTCAGGATTGGTAGCAAAAGGGGTGGTAAGGATGTCTCGGTGAGCAATCAAATTGCGAGACGAGACAACCTCATCACCCTCAGGTAAGGCACGACCCAGATAACCGAGCTGCTCTCGTCCCGACTCCGACCACATGTTAAACATGCGGCGGAGAAGGAACTTGAGACCAGGGGTTATCGGGGAGTGACTCACCACCGACTCCCTCGAGTCCGAAGACCACTGTTTCAAACTGGAGATGGTAAAACCAACCCCGGAAGAATCAGCGGTCCTAACAATCCAAAGGGCGAACTTCTGCAACTCAAGCAAACGCTTGTTAGAGGAGTTCTTGCCCCAGGGCTGGATCGGACAAAAGGCAGATGCTACCGCAAGGACGGCCTCCCAGACACCGGTTAATAACCGGCGGCGGGCAGCTGAAGGAGGAGTAACTTCTAGGAACGCACACTGCAAAGACAGTGTGCGCGGCGAGCACATGGAGGGGACCCCCCGACCGTTAAGTCGGGTGGGGACCCTCCTCCCAAGTGCCGCCTCGCAGGCGTTCCACCACAAATCAACCGTGAGGTTGGTTTGCAATGTTGTCCTTTGTGGCG